TCTTCAACCGGGAAGAACGTGAGATCCCCAGCGGAACCATCGGTGAACTTGTGATGAATAAGCTGAAAGATCTGGATGCGGTAGCTTATGTAAGATTTGCTTCTGTATATCGGGAGTTCAAGGACGTGAACACCTTTATGGATGAATTAAAGGGTGTCCTGAATGACAAGAATCCCATGTAGCATCTTCGGAACAGATAAATTCCGGGAATCCCGGTGCGGCGAAGGAGGAAGCTCCGGTTCAGGAGCAGAAATCCAACGCACCGTTAGAGGACATCTCCATTACGTTCCACAAACAGGACGATTTCGGCTACATTGGCAGGGACAGCGATATCCATTCCCTGGATGTGGAGAAGGCGATCTCCGATATGCGTAAGGACCAGATCTTACAGCAGTACCAGTACTTTGTGGGAAGCAAAACGGTATTTACAGAATAGTTACCTCCGTCTGTCAGGCGTAAGCAAGACACCGGAGGTATTTTTTATTTTTTTCGGAAGAAGTGATACAGACAGAAAAAATAGATTCCGGCAAGTACCAGCTGGCTGACCAGAATCCCCCACAGATATCCCTGCATACCGATCACGGGAATGGCAAAAAATACGAACAGGAGCCGGATCAGAAGACAGACCACGTTGGAGGCAAAGATCCGTCCCGCCATGCCAAGACCCTGCAAAATGCTGGAGAGAGTGGTATCCAGATACAGAAAAGGACAGATGAATCCCAAAGTCACGATAAAATGACCGGCCAGTTCACTGTGGAACAGTTCCGTTCCCATCCAGTCACCCAGAAACAGAAAGCCGCATAGACAACAGGCACCCATGAGACTGCAATATTTTACGGTGCGCAGGGTGGCGTTTATGACGGCTCCACGGTCTCCTTTGGCATGATTTTCGGAGATGGTGGGCAGGAGAAGCACCGCCACGGAGCTGGTAAGGGCGTTAGGAAAAAAGATCATGGGCATGGCCATGCCGGTAAGGACTCCGTATACACTTAAGGCTGTGGTGGTATCATAACCGTAGAGCAGAAGTTTCCGGGGAATGGAGACGGCTTCGATACTTTGTAAAATGTTCAGAACGATACGGTTGGCGGTCAGAGGCAGTGCCATTCCGAGCAGATCCCGATAGACCGGAACAGAAGGACAGATATTTTGCAGGGAAAGAATACTACTGTCCGGATACAGATGTATATACAGGCAGACCAGAGCGATCAGCATGGAAAAGATCTCGCCTACGGTGAGACCGAGAACCGCAGCATTGATGGAGGGAGTACGACCTTCTGCCAGATCGGCTCCGGTGACGAGAAAGACGCAGCTGACTCTTGCAAGCTGCTCTAAAAGCTGTGTAAGAGCAGGCACGGAAGCTTTCTTTTTCCCATAGAAATAACCGTTGATGCAGGCGTGCAGCGCGGCAAAGGGGACAGAGAAGGACAGAATCCGCAGCATGGGTACGGTACGGTGATCTTTTAATAGAAAAATACCGATAGGATCCGCAGAGAAAAACAAAATGGCATTTGTTACAAGAGACAGGGGTAAGGTGATACTGATCCCGGCCAGCAGAGGCTTTAAATTCCCGGAAGGGCGTTTGGCACTATCCGCCGCCACATATTTCGAAATGGCGGTCTGATATCCGGCGGCTGTAAGGGAAAAAGATAGGGATAATGCCGGACTGAGCAGCTGATAGATGCCCATTCCCTCTTCACCGAAGAGCCTGGACAGATAGATACGGTAGAAAAATCCAATGACACGGGTGATAAGGCCGGTTGCAGTCAGAATGATAGTACCGAAGATCAGGGGATGACGTTTGGCATGTTTCATAAGCGGATTTTTTGACCCTTTTGGCTGAAAAGATCTTGCAAAAGTATATTCCGATGACCTTGTTGACAGAACAGTAAAGTGAATGCTATCATGAATAGCAGTAAAATGTGCATGATCAGTTACAAGATATGCAGAAATGAGGCAATATGATATATTTAGATAATGCAGCGACTACGAAAACAGCACCGGAGGTCGTAGATGCGATGCTCCCGTATTTCAGTGAATATTACGGCAATGCCAGCACCATTTACAGTCTGGGTGCCGAGAGCAAAAAGGCTATGGATCATGCCCGCCAGATCATCGCGGACAGCCTGGGAGCGAAGCCGGAAGAGATCTATTTTACCGCCGGTGGTTCGGAGTCCGACAACTGGGCATTAAAAGCCACCGCAGAAGCTTATGCTTCTAAGGGAAAACATATTATTACCACGAAGATCGAGCACCATGCCATTCTCCATACCTGTGAGTATCTGGAGAAGAGAGGCTTTGAGATCACCTATCTGAATGTGGACAGAGACGGACTGATCAGCTTGGACGAGCTGAAAGCAGCCATCCGCCCCGATACTATTCTGATCAGCGTGATGTTTGCCAACAACGAGATCGGTACCATCGAGCCCATCGCCGAGATCGGAGAGATCGCGAAGGAGCACGGCGTATTGTTTCATACCGATGCGGTACAGGCGTATGCACAGGTTCCCATCAATGTGGATGAGATGCATATTGACATGCTCAGTGCCAGCGGCCATAAATTAAACGGCCCCAAGGGCATCGGCTTTTTATATATCCGTAAAGGCGTGAAGATCCGTTCTTTTGTACACGGCGGAGCGCAGGAGAGAAGCCGCAGAGCCGGTACAGAGAACATCCCCGGCATCGTGGGACTGGGGGCAGCCGTAGAGCGTGCCATGCGTATTATGGACAGTAAGACCCGCAAGGAGATCGAACTGCGTGATTATCTGATCGGACGTCTGGAGAACGAGATCCCTCATTGCTGGCTGAACGGTCACCGCACGAAGAGACTTCCGAATAATATCAATTTCTCCTTCCTGTTTATCGAGGGAGAATCCATGCTGATCATGCTGGATATGAAGGGAATCTGTGCATCCAGCGGATCTGCATGTACTTCCGGATCCTTAGATCCTTCCCATGTGCTGTTAG